TGCCTGAACTGGTTCGCCAGTTGCCCCCGTTTGGAATACATAGAGGTCGCCTTGCTTGACGTAGCCTTCGGGAAGGGTGATTTGAAACTTAGATACAAGACGTGCGGAAACTGGCTTTTGATCTTCCCACGCGGCCTTATTGACCACCCTAGATAGGAAAGAGTCAACCCTACTTCTCGCTTTAGCGAATATCTCATTTCTTTCGTCCGCCAAAATTCCTTGCTTCCAAGCTCTACGATTTTCGGTTACCGACCCAAATGCCAAAGGAGGTGTATAAGACCCCCTCCGGCTTTTAATCATCACCATCGAATCACCTTGCTTGACATACCCGTGCCTGAACAACCACTCAGGGATGTCGGCAGCAGCCGATAACCAGTCGGTAGGTATGCTTTTCTCCCAGAACACCCGGTTCCACAAGTATTCTTTGGCAGAGTCAAGCCACTCTTTCCACTCAGCAGTTCTCTGCGGGCGCGGGTTTTCTTTTCGCCAGTCTTTGAAAGACAGCGTATTCCCGACGATGTTTTCGACCTCCTCTAAGACAGCTTGATCGTAGTCTTTTTGTTCGGGTTTGGAGTCGTCCATTGCGGACGGTTGAAAAGTATCAGATACGGACGGCTCCGTTCCTTCGGCTGACACCTTGACTGGAAAACCACTCTGAATTTGTATTGGTTGCTCATCTGTGCTTGGGATTGAAGTAGTGCCCACGTATCGCGACGTTGGCATGCCTTCGGTAGCGAGCGTCGGCGTCCCGGATAGGGTGATTGGTTGCGCAAATGCAAATGGGGCTGTGGGTTGAATTGGTGCTGCCTGAACCGTCGTCACGGCGGGGGCTTCTTGATCCACGACGGGTGGGCCCGTCTCAGGCAGCGAAGGTGTTTCCTCGACCGGAATTTCTTCCAGCACTGACATTTCGGGCGCTACTTCCGCCCCAGCCTCTTCAACCTCTTCGACAGGCTGAACTGCTGGCTTAGATGGTGGCGGCGGCATGCTATCAACGAAGGCTTCGTTCTGAGCGATGATGTCTGCTGCGGTGGCTGCGGCGTCTTGTGCATCTGGATTATCTACTGTGGCGGCAACGAGATTTTCAGCGGCGACAATGCCGGGATCGGTGGGTTTTGGCGCTTCCGGTGAGGCAGGAGAACGAAGGCGACGTAGGCCAGCGGACACAGCGGACGGGCCAAGTCCAGCAAGCCCCATCAATCCGGTCATCGCCGTAGTCGGAAGTGCCATTTCCTCCATTCCCTCGACATAGTTAGCGAGCGTTCTTTCAGGTAAGACAACATCCTCTGGAGCGACACCCTTCATGGTGCCCTCCTCGAATTGCTGCATGGGACGCTCTTGCTCCGCAGCCGTAATACCTTCTGTGAGGATTTCACCGCCAAGAGCGCCAGCGCCAGCCGCCACAGCCTTAGCGCCAGTTACCTTATTGAGGGCGTTTGAGGCAAGTTCGGTAATACCACTTTTTCCACCAAGCACTCGACGGATATACTTTCCAGCACCACCAAGGACTAAGTTTCCAAGTGCTTCCGGCGCTGCTTCTGCGGCACCAAACTTGCGAGCAAGAGGTAGAAGCTCCTGATAAGCCTCTTCCTGCTCCTGCTCATTCGGCAAACGTTGGAAATTCTCCTGAAAGTAGGCGTTGATGCGGTCGCGGGCGTCATCAAGGAACTGTGAACCAGCCATGCGGTAGGCCATGAGTGAGGAAGTCCCGGCAGCAGCAGCCATCGCCGCCCTTGGATTTCGGGTAGCCAAGCCTGTCCCAGCGCCAGCGATAAGGCTCGGAACAAGTGTGGACGCAGAGAAGCCAAGAGAGGGGGTGGCCTCGCGAATGGCAGATGAAACAACCGAAGAGTCGCCCGAAATGATTGCCTCTTGCTCTTGGGCCGCAAGCTCCTCCTGCAAGGCTTTCATTTCCTCCTGACGACGCAGACTTGTTTCTCCGCGTTTCCATGGGCTATCTAGGCCTGACCACGCCTGAGAAGTAGCTGAAGGCAGAGTGGTTCCAAGGGAGGTGAAAGCCTTACCCGTTGCAGCAAGCGTCTCGGAAAGGTCGAAGAAGGGTTTGTTTTCTTCCTTCTCCGCGAAAAAACCCTGAACCTCTTCTGGAGTTGGCTGGGTGTCCGCCTCTACCTGATACTTGCTACCGTCTTCAAGTTCTACTAGGTATAGAGGCATGGCTACTGGGGGGCAGGGTTAGATATAGGAGTGATTCTTTTGATATTCTTGGCGGCCAACTTCGGCGTCGAAGTAACATTACCCTGTGCCGATTCTGCGGCAACAGGCTTTTTGATTTCTTCGAGGTATGCGTCCAAAACATCTCCGTAGGTTTTGCTGCTACCCGCAAACCTCGGCGAGAGTAGCAAGAGAGGGGCCGGGGTTTTTAGGATAGAAGACACTGATGGAACCATCCCGAGTTCCTTCGCAAACTCCCGAGTCTTGAATGGCTCCAGACGTTCAGCGGGCTTAGAAAGCACATCGCCGTATTTCTTTTTGATGAACTTCTCGAACTCGCCTCGCTCGGTAACTAGGTTCTCCGGGTCAGGGATTATAACTTCATCCCTCGCCAGAGAAACACGCAGGTTGTCGGGATCATACCCCATATAGTCCGCATACTCGCGAATCCAGCCCTCCACCTTAGCCTTTTCGTCAGACCACGCTTTGCGGTATTTCTGAATCTCTGGGTACATCCGAACCTGCTTCTCAGCTTGGCTCGCCATCTCCATAAGGCGGGATTTACGATCATCGACTTCTCTGCGGCTCAAAGAGGGGTCTTTCTTCGGCTTGTCCGCAATCTGGCGCATGCGTTCAGCCGCCTTCTTCTTCACCTCGAAGGAGGTGTTTGGGTCTTGAATCGCCATCATGAAGGTATTTTCATCGGCGGCAGGATCATCCAAATCCCTGAGAACTTCGGCTTGATCCACCTTCAATACCTCTTTGGCGTCCGTCTGGCTCTTGCTCATCGCATCTCGGAAGCTGGCCGGTGCTGGAGTTTCGGCGACGGCGACGGCACCAGCGCCACCAGCAGCAGCCTTAACCTGCGGGAACAGCGCACGGTCCAACCCGTTCTGATACTCGGTGGAATACTGGGAATACTTGTCGAGGAGGGTCTTTCGGACGGGGTTTGGAACGTATTTACCCTCAGATTCCTCAATCTCCTCCGGCGTATTCTTGAGCGTTTCGGCCAGAATGTCCAAGCCGGACTTAATCATCTTGAGGCGTGCATTTTCTCCACCACCGCCCAACTGATACTTCGCGGCACCAACAGCAGGCAATCCTTGGTCAACAATTCGGTAAGCCTCGTTCACGTCCTTGATACCAGCAGCGGTTAGCTCGGCTGCTTGACGCTCTCGCTCCTCTTGACGCCGCGCCTCCACACTCTGCCTAGCCGTGTAAATGCGGTCATTGTCGTTGAAAAGAGACTGAACCCGTTGATCCAACGCGGCCATCGGGAATTGAGACTGAATCGCTCGTTTCTTTTCGAGGTAGTCGGGCTGGTCGCCAGCAATGCCAACAAGAGCACCAACAGCTTGTTCCGCCTGCTTTGCCGCCTCTTGCTGTTGACGTAGGCGATTCGCATTCTCAAAGATGGCGTTATACTCGTTCTGGATGGCCTGAGTGCGGGCCAGTGGTCGCTGTTGACGTAGTGCCGTGATCTGGTCCTGAAAGTTGAGCTGATTTTGCACCGCAGGGTCGGCCAAAGCGCGAGTCTGCTGAAAGAGCGGCTGTGCGGGCGCTTCTTGGATGCCGAAATAGTCAGCAGGAGTGCGGAGAAAGGTGACGGGCATAAATCAGGCTTTTTTGCGGTTCATGGCCTCATAGATGAGAGCCTTCTGCTTCTCGGGACTCATCTTATCGGAGTCCTCAAAAGCAATACCACGGAACTTTTCACGGCCCAGCTCGTCCTTTTTGCCGGTTGGAAGTGCTGTGGCGAACTTATTATTCGCACCTTGGCTCGCGGCAGCTTGAGCATACCACTGCGCAGCCGGAATGCCTTCGATTGTCTTTTCCCCAGTTGCTTTTGGAAGGGCAACGCCAGTGCCATATCTGCTAGTGACAATAGCTTTTTCTGGAGTTCTTACGATGACTCCGCCGCTTGGGCGTCGAGTGATCTGTGCGTTTTGCAAATCTTGCCTAGCCGCCAATTCTTCCTCTTTTTTGCGCTCTTCGTATGGAACTCTATCGTAAAGATTATCTTCGCTGTAGTATTTATGTAAATGCTTTCCTAGATTTGGGAAAAAGGCTCCATACGCATCGTGTAGATTAGAACGATGTAAGCTCATACTTAGTTCATCAGCCACTTTGGTCACGTCATTCGGAGCATAAGACCTCAATCCCTGCTCCTCTTGCTCGCGTTTGCGTCCAGCTACGGCAGCGGAAGCCTCTGCGTAAGCGCGCTTGCGTCCGCTCATGTCGAGCAATCGGTCGAGGATGTTTGATGAATTGGTGCTTGGAACGTTGGAGCTGTCTAGATTTGGAGATGACATAATTAGCGGTTCTGGTTGGAATTGTTGAATAATCCTCCAAGGACTCGAAATGGAGCCTTAGCCATTCCGAAGAAACCTGAGAGGGCTGGATTTTTGTTGCCCATAAACGAGTTCGTGACCGCGTTCGTTCCTGCACTTGAGGTATTACCGAGGTATCCACCCTGCGGAGGCGTTCCTGCTTCTTTGGACTGAGTGGAGAGAGTGTCTAGCTCATCCTCCTGTGGCCCCATGAGGTTGCTGCGAATCATCCCAAGTTGGAGGCGCTGCATCGGGTCGCGAGTGCGGCGGAAAGCCTGTTCAGCGAGTCGAGTAGGGTCCATTGAGGAGCGCCCCACCTTTGTAGCCGGACGCTGGGAAATAGCCAAAGAACCGGGGTCTGCGATTTGACGGGTTTTGAATGCCGCGCTGCCCGGACCTTGATCGCGATCTTTATTCAGCATGTCTAGCTGCGATGGACGAGAAGCACCAGCCTGCGCCCTCTGGAGGCTGCTGCCGCTAAAACTGTTCATGGGAGACGGTGTAGCCATAGATCAATGGGTCTGGAGAGTTGAGCCTGCGGATTGAGGGAAATGAAAGGGCATCGTCGGGCGAATTGCTCCCCGATTTTGTTTTAGCCCTTGGTTGAGGATTTCGTAGCACTTGGCCCAGCGTTGGTCGGCCTGAGCCTCCTCGTAAGCTCCTTGGTCCTCTAGGCGAACGGCAATCAGGGCGTGCTTTAGAGCGCCGATGTTGTCAGGCCAGATGAGGTCAGTTTCAGCTACGGCTGGCACAAAACGACGCTTACAGATGCAGCGCAGCCACGGCTTGCCGTCCTCGCGGGCAACCATCGTTCCGGTCTTGTAGCGGCGGTAGATTGGATTCGTCTCGCTAGGCTCGTAAACCGAAAGGACAGTCGGAGTGCCACTTGTCACCGAGGAAATGGTTACAGTGCCCTTGGTGCGAGGCTTGACGATCTGCGTGATGAAGATTTCGTCCGTTCCGGTGACGGTCGGATTAGCCAGAGTCAGGTTCTTTCCAGCCAGTCCATCGCTGTCGAAAAGCTCGTCTCCGCCTGCGTCATAGCCGTAAATGCGGCAAATCAGGCCAGCATCGTCTGGATTCGAGATGGTCAGACGGATAAGTCCAGCTTCCTCTTGGACCTCCTGAGTGCATACGTCCGATTGGTCGATGATGGTCTTGAGGTCGATGTCAGTATCATCAAAATACCCCGGCCCCGAGGTCATGAACTCGATCATCCGGGGATAAACGCCAGTCGGGTAATTGACTCGGGTGACGCCGATAATGGACTCCCAACGGCGAGGAAGGGTAATGTAGCCGGTAGGGGCTTGAAAATCGACCCTTCCGTAAGAGTTCTTCCAATTCCCTGAGTTGATAATGCGCTCACACGCTTGGTTCAAATACGGCAAAAACTGCCCCGTCGTAGGGTCGGACGGGTCAACTTGCGCATAAAGTGCGGCTCTCGCGTCCGCTACGGTGAGTCCAGTGCTCATTTGGACTCGATTCTAATGCCTAGAATCAGGCTGGCAAGAACGATTTAAACCGAATAGAACAGGCAAATGGAACCATTTCCATGCAGCAGAACACGTCTTCGTATTCGCCATCCTCTGCTGGGTGCCAGAGGCCATCAATCAGGTTGAATTTGGGCGTCTGGAGGAACTTCGTTACGTATGGGAAATGAACTTCTTCTGGAAGCACTTCTTTTTGTATTGTTCCGATCTGCGCCCCCTCTTTACGCCTCCAAAAGCCACGAAAATCCCCCCGTTTTCTATCTTCAATATAATCAGATATTGCACTGTTCGTGTCTTTTAGGCTTGAAAAGATTGTCATCTGAAAAAACTTTTCGTTCAGCCCGCGTCCCGCCAAGCTCATTGATTGAAAGATGAAATCTAATATCTCTGGATTTAGGGCGCGTCCCATATCCATAACTGGAGTGAGCGTTTTTGAGCCTTCTTGTATAATCTGAAGCGATGGGTTGGCCACATACTGTCTCAATAAATAATACTCAAGGCCATTGATGGTGACTAGCGGCGGCTTAACATCCCAATTCAAGCGTGGATCATTAATGCTGATTCGCTCAACCCAGTTTGGTCCCATGCTGACGCTTTCAGGGTTTGGTCTAGTTCGACGAATCTTTTGGAGAGCCTTATCTAAAGAGCAGATAGCGTCTGCCATACTGTCCCTAAGCTCTGGAAAGTAAGGCCACGGATTCCATGTATGCTCACCATCCGTTAGGGAGTGATACTTGTCCAAGTCGTCGGAGGCGCTTTGAATTACCTCCATGAGTTTTTGGGCCTGATTTTCTTGTTTATCCATAGAAATGAGAGGGCAATCGGGAATTTTAGGGTTTGTCCACTACTGAATAACTGGAAATTGTTCAGCAGCATCGCCTTTTTCGCGCCATCGGACAAACTTGGCCTTACCTCCGCGCCTAGCGATGTTCCAAGCCTTGATGCAAAGTGCCATCATATACGGCTTAGTCAGCTTTGCTTTTGACAGCGAGTTAGCAACAAGCCTTTCTCGCAATACATACCAAGGACTTTCCTCTTCCAGACCGGTTCCGTTCAAAACTTTTTCCACAAACTCCTCTGCGAGGGCTGGGTCTTTGCGACTGAATAGATAGTGGCAGGCATCTAACACGGATGGAAGTATCAAGCCCTTGGTTTTAAACGATGTTTGCACTGAATTTCGCGCCTCTGAATACTTCTCCAAAAGCTCCTCGACCTCCGTGTTTGAATAAGCGATGGACAGGTCAGACCTTCCCGTAAAGTATTTGTCGATCTGAACTAGAGCCGCCGCAAGTCGGTGAGAATTTTGCTCGCCACGGACACTCAAGGTATCGCCTGCTCCACGGCGTTTGCCCACATCTTTTGTGTCAAAGACATCCGAAGACAATCCATCAATCACGAATGATTGAATGGTCACGCCGGAAAGAACCACAGCAGCTAGACGATGCTGGCCGTCAATAAGTCTGCTTTCATTCAAACAGATGGTGTCACCGTTGACCTTCCATTTGCCGCGCTTCATCTCTTTTGCCAAAACGGCTACGTGATGCTTGTTCATCGCGCGGTTGCCCACGTTTTTCTCGTCGAGAATCTTCTGCGCCCATTCAGGCGTAATTGTCATTATGGTTGCTTTCATAGTGTATTAAATGGCCGTGTTGACAGCCTCATATCTCAACCTTACGCCAATCCCACCTCAAGATCAAGTCTTGCCTTACGTTAATTCGCACATACGATGCCTGAATGACCAAAGCGCCTCCAAAATCCAACGTTGTCCAGTTCTCCAAAGGGCCGCTGAACGTATGGGGCTTTCGAGAAAATCTAGGAGCTAAAAACCAGCTCCAAGTCGAGCTTTTGCTGATGCAGCTTCGGTTTGGTTCTCAGCGCCACCGAGACGGTTCAAAGAACGAGAAAGGACTACCCGCATGGCGGCACTTCATGAACGCCGTGGAGTTGATCTGGAACTACAAGGATTCGCCTACGCCGTTCATCTGGCATCCGTGGGCCATTCAATACGCTAAGGACGCTTTCAAGCACAAACGCTACGCCGTCACGTCTGGCGGCTCTGGCGGCAAGACCGAGTTCTTCGCGGTCTATGCCCTCGTCTGGTGGCTGGCTAATCCGTTTGCGAACGTGATTCTGGTGAACACCACGACCATCAAGGACGCGGACGGGCGCATTTGGGGGAGTATCACGAAGTTCTTCTCAGGGATGATAGCGCCACCTCCCGGCAAGCTGATTTCATCCGGCCACTGCATCAAGTCGGTGGACACGAAAACGGGCCAGACTCTCGACAAGTTCGGCATTCGCCTGTTCGCCTGCGAGAAGTCCAAGGAGGCAGAGTCTAGCCGCGCCATTCGAGGTCAGAAGCACGGCCCCGGTGGTAAGATCATCGTGATTATGGATGAGGCTGCGGAGCTTGGTGTCGCCATCCGCAATGCCTTCGAGGAAAACTTGACGCAGAACCCGAACTATCAGCTCATCGCCTTGGCAAACGCCAATACGCCGTTCGACAACTTTGGGGAAATCTGCAAGCCGAAGGACGGAGGCTGGGAGAAATACGACCCGGCATGGGATTCGTGGGAAGGTGAGGGCGCGTTCGTTCGCCGTGTGAACATCGAAACTTCACCGAACATCATTTACGGTCGGACGATCTACTCGTTCCTGATGACGAGGGAGGCGCTTAAAGACAAACGAGAGCGTCTAGGCATGAACTCCCGCGCATACTGGCGAGGCGTGCTAGGAGCCTTCCTTCTGGATGGCGATGACGAAACGATCTACTCGCCCGGTGAACTCCTTCGCGTGCCTGCCGATTGCGTCTGGCAAGGCGTGCCTACAAAGGTAGCTGGCTTTGACATCTCGCACACGACGGGCGGGGATAAGTCTGTGCTCACCATCGGGTCTATTGGCCTGTGCGTTGACGGCAAGAAGCGCCTACGTTTTGAGAAGCACATCGAGCTAGATGAGGACGTGACGCGCAAGGACGTGGACCGCACGACGCAGATGGTAGAGAAGCTGAAAGAGATTTGTCAGCGGGAGGGAATTGCTATAAGTAATCTCGGAGTTGATAGCAGTGCGGGTGGTGGCAAGACTTTCTCCGATGCCATTTGGTCGAAGTGGTCGAATGGGTTCCTTCGCGTGGACTTTGGGGGTAAGGCTTCCGATAGGCCAGTGTCCGCTGCTGACCGCGAGAAATCCAGCGTTCGATTCGCGTCAAAAGTTAGCGAAATTTGGAGCGTGGGCAAAGAACTCATTCGCTGCGATCAACTGCGCAACATCACGAAGGAAATGGCGGAGGATTTAGTCTCTCGCAAATACAAGGATACCAAGGCGCAGGA